CAATCGGAAATCCAACTTCGAGCTCGCCGGCGCCGGGGTCCATGCTGACCACCTGGCCGCTCGAAAGCATTCCGTAAGCCGTGGATCCGTTCACGCAAAAAGCATCCTGCGCGGCGAGCCCCACTCCTTGTTGAAAGTTCACACTGTAAAACGGCGAGTTGGCGGTACCCTGTCCCAACACAACCCATACATCGCTGTTGGTGTAGACAATCAGGCCGATGCTCGATCCCCAACAGGTAACGCCGGCGCTCGGGTAAGTTGTCTCGTTGTTTGGCGGGAATGCCTCGTTGCCGCTGCCCGTGATGGTATCGGGACCGCCTGACCATTTGAGGCGTGGCCCCACGAATCCCCACTGTCGATTCAGGTAGTACGCCTGCGGCGTCCATCCGGCCGGCGGCGGGTCATTGCCGCTGTTGATGGGCGCGGTGATGAGGAAGTTCAACTGGCCCTGTTGTGGACTGCTTACAGAGGACGGATCCGCGTTGGTGTCGGTATAGATCCACGTTTGGCCGGCGCCGGGATTCGGAAATTCATCGTCGTACATGAGCAGAGAGCCGCCCTGTACGGTGCGCCAAAGCACAATCGTATCCTCTTGCGGATCGCTGAGGCCTGCGCCCTGGATAACCGGAAATTTCCCCTGCGTCACCGTAAGCGGCTGGCTCAGCGGCGATGCCGTTCCAATGTGGCCGGTGATGGAGTTCTTGCCTGAATAGGCCCAGATCCACGGCGCGGTGTTGCCCTTGCTGTAGGGGCCGGCGTTCAGCCATGTGAGCCCGGCGGTGCCGTCAATCGTCGTCGCTCCGGTATCCGTTCCCCAGGTCGGGGCGGTCGCTCCTGAGACTCCCATGGTCTGCGGTTGCTCGATACCGCCGTTTCCGTCGATCACCTGGGTTGCGAGACTCAAAATCTGCGTGGCTCCCGGCCAGGGGTTCTCCGTCCCGCGGTTCGTCCATACGGCCGTGCCATCGGTTACAAGCGTGCCCAGGCCATTCGTCCAGGTCGGCGCATTAGCGCCGCTGTTTCCCGCCACGGTGCAGGCGAAAAGCTGTGTCACTGTCACCTGCTGCGTCGTCGTCGTGAGCGTGTAATACGGCGGATAGGGAAGGCTCTGGCCCTGTGTGACGGTGATGGTGTACGTGAAGGTGACAATCACCACGGCGCCTATGGCGTAGGCGGTCGCTGCAGCCCATACCGGCGAGCCTAGATTCGTCCAGATCGCGCCCCCGTCCGGTGTCGTTCCTCCTACGGTCGCGTTCCACGCCGGCGCCGCTGCCCCTGTCGTTCCTGCGGTCGTAAGCCGCTGCAGCTTGTTGTTGCTGTCGAGAATTACGAACAACGGTGCATACCATGTATCTGCCGCCCATGCGGGATATATAGACGGCGCATCAGCCTGGGTTACAAAGGGGGCTGTTGTGGGCGCCGGGAATCCCCACGCCTGCACCGCCGATCCCTTGTTAATCCACTGCTGGCCGCCGTCCTGCGTGGCGAGGGTTTGTGTCACATTCCACGCCGGCGCGGACCCGCCTGTGATTCCATTGCCTGTGCTCGCTGTGCCTGTCTCGGTTGAATACGGCGTGACTGGTGGAATCCCCCCAACTGCGGTAACGGTGAAATGAACCTTCAGGCTGCTTTCCGCGACAACATTAGTCGGCGTCACTCCATTGAGACTTGGCACAGTGGTCAAGCCGGCCAGGGTCAACGCGATATTGTCGCCGGCTTTCAGCGGCGTGCCGGGATCGAAGAAAAGCGATACCTTGCGGCCGCCGGTTGGCGAATGAAGCGCCTCAACTTCAACGTTGGTGATGGTGGCCGTCTGCGCGCCGGTCGCCATTTGCAGGTTGTTGTTGCTGTCGAGGATGAAATCACCGGGGTTGTAGAGCGTGTTGGCGTCCCAGTTCTTTGCGCTCGTTACCCATTTTTTAGCGTTCACGCTGTCGGCAAAATAGAGAATGTTTCCGACATTCTGAAAGCTGGTGCGGCCGGCCTTCGGGTCCTTGGTCCATAGAATCGTATTGGTCGCCGGCGCCGTCACTTCGCGAACTGTGCCTTGCGTCGATCCGCTGGCCGGGTCAACGCTCGCCATCAGATGAATAATTTCGGCGCCTTCGCTGAACGCGCGAAACTCGTAAAAACGGTTGATCGGGGGAAACGGGCCGGGGTTATAAACCGTGTGCCCTGCCCGGCGCTTCATGGTGAGTTTGGTACTCACTTCAATGTTTTGGCCGCCAATCATCCGGTCGAAACGGATTGCCGAATAAAACTTTTGATAGAGATAGGGAACGGCGCCAGGTCCGAGCGGGTTCCCCTGTGTCCAGAGCCCGGTAAAAAACTCGTTGGTATGCAGATCGGCCGCAGCCGTTGGCTGGATCTGTGCGCCGGCGGTTTCAAATGGGGATTCCGGCATTAAACTTCCCTCGCCTTGTGGCGTTCGGTCACGCTGAGCTGCACCCCGGCCATCTGTGCAACTACGCGCGTCCAGTTGGCCAGGAAGATGTTGCGTTCAAGTTCGCTGAGCCCTCCCTGCTGTCCGAGCAGGGAAGTAATGAATTTGGTGTTGTACTCGTTGAATCGGGCATCGTTGCCGATGAGCGACATGAGCGCCAGAAAACCCCATTGACAGACGTAATTTTTTTCATCTGGAACGGGCGTCCAGGTCTGCGCGAGTGAATAGATGATCGGCGCCTTGCGCTGGTAGGGAAGCGTGACGCTGTAACTCTGATCGGGGGCGGGAACCAAACGGAATGTGATATTGCCCAGGCCATCGTCTATGTAGGCGCCGGCGTGTCCAGGGCGCGCGCTGTTGGCGTCAATCTCCAGAAAATGCTTTACGGCGATCGCAAAGGGTTTCGACCCGGAGGCCTGCGCCTGTACTGTGCCTCCCTCAAGAAAACCGAAATCGCTCACCGCCGCGGTGTAATCCTGGGTGGAAGTCTGGAAATTGACGATTCCGCGGTTCCACGGCCACGCGAACGGCGGCCCGAGAATGGTCTGTAAAAGGAGCTGCGCCGATGAAATGGCCGGCTCCATTCCATTGATTTCGAGCGGCTGCTGTTCAAGGAATGATTTACTCCAGTTGGCCGTTGCTTGAATTGTGATGGTGCTCGGCATCGTTCCCGGTCCTCACGATTTACGGCGCCTCGTCTTGGCCGCCTTCTTCGCGGTTGCCGCCCGTTTCTGCCGCCAGGCCGCGGCATATGCCTGACGAATGGCCTGCCCTCGGCCTGACTTCGCCGCGGTCTTGCGGAACCGCTCGCCGGTCTGAAATTCTTCAACGTTCTTTTTGAATGTTCCTTTCGAAGTGCCTTTCCGCATTGGCATAACCGGGCTCCTTCATTACATCCCGCACCGGGATTCCTATGCGGGTGAATAGCTCCCGCGTAGTTTCTTTGTTCTCCAAAAGATCGTCCTTGCGCCTTTTCCATGTCCTATCGCCCTGGTCGAAATATTCAAACATTTTCATCTCCCAGGCCAAACGTTATAGAGGTACGGATTCGCTGGCCCAATGTCGATTCCGCCCTGTGCCGCCACAACGCTGCGATCGGGGATAAACCCGGCGTCGGTCTGCTCGCGGTCGCCCTGCTTGAGCGCCGAAATCATGGCGCTAATCCAGTTCTCTTTTTTCTTTTCAAAAGCCATCTGCATTTGCGGATTCGGGCTCATCTGGTAGCAGAAGGCTTTGAATCCCTCGCGGAACCAAACCGCGTAATCGTCGGGGATCGGGTTAATCTGCTGCTGCATGGAAGTGAACTGTGGCGGCGCCTGCATCTGCCCGATCACGTTCACCTGGTAGACAACGCCCTGCTGCGGGGGAAGAGGAATCAGCCGGAATCCCTGGGAGTTGGGATCCGCGACCGTCCAGATACAGCTTCCATCGTTGACCGTCGCGCCCTCGGCGGCATTGGGAAGGGCCTGCGGTGCAATCGCGCCGGTTGTCCCGTATTGGGTGAGAATGAGGATGTTTCCGCGCGCGTCGAGGATGTTGACCGGCCCGTTGGTCGGAGTGATCACGGCGCCCAACGGTTGCGTATAAACCTTGTTCGGTCCTGGCCACACCCCGAAATTGAGCTGGTTATTGGGTAGCCAGTCGATCTTTGACGGTGGGTTTCCTGAGATGGAGGTTACCGGCAGGCCTCGCAGCGATTCAATCGGGTAGGTGGGTTTAGGGAGAGCTGTGTTGTTTATATCGATCCAATATGCGCCCTCTATCCACCCTATAGGTGATGGCCATGTGCTGATGCTCAGTTGCGGGTAATCCTGTTGCCAGGAATTTGTATAAAAGGGCGGAACTTTCATGCGATTCCAGCGCCAATTGAATCGCTGTGAAATCATGGCCGCCATTACATCGCTGGCGATCGTCAAGGCGGTGAGCGTAGAAAACCCGCCCGTAGGCAGCACAGGCTGCAACTCGCCCATGCTGCTTATATAGTCGGTGACACTCTGGATCGTGATGGTGCTCGAGCCCATCCCTATTGCACTTCACCAGGCTGCTCGGTTGAGCCTGTTCCCGTTTCATCTCCCGCTGGCCCTGGCGAAGCCTGGCCGGGCGCCATAGCAATTTTTTGGTTGGGGCTCAATTCCTGGGGAACTGTCGCCGGCTGCGGCTGTCCCGTAACCTGTCTGACCTTCTCATTGGGAGTGAGCTCGGCCGCCGGCTGCTCCACTTCGGTGCTTTCTGTCTCCGCGGTTTCCTCGGTTGTCTGTTCCGTCTCCGCGCTTTCCGGTTCCTGATCCCGCCGTTTCGCTATCATGGGTTTTCTCCCGTTTCCAGTGGTGGGTTAAAAATCAGCCGCCTTGTGTCGCGGCTATGCTGCGACCGGGATAATCTCGAAGATTTTTCCCCCGCTCGGGCTATTGTCGGTAGGCATCTCATCCCAAAGCCGCCACAGTGCCAGGTTCTCGGCGTATGCCTTCGGATCCTTTTTCCGGTCGCGCGGGTTCGGCTTCCAGACTTCCTTCTGACAGCGTGTGCACATCAGGGCTTCTTCGCCGGTCGGGTAGGTGTTGCGGATAACGCTGAAGTTGGCGTCATTGCCTTTGAGGAATCGGTTGTCACGGCCGCCCTTGCGGTGCTTGCAAGCCGCCTGCTTCCGCAGGGTGAGCTCCTGGCCTTTCTCGAAGTCCTGTAGCTGTTGCGCGCGCCGTTGTGCAGCCAGTTCCTTCGCCTCCCGTCGAGACTGGATCTTCTCGCGCAGTTCCTCAATCTGAAGTTGCTTCCACTCCAGCTCGATTTTTTCTGATTCTGACATTGGCATTGGGTATACCTCGCTGGCGCGGTCTACATGGGCGGCACATATATGCCGCCCATGCCACGCATACCTGGGAAAGTTATGTGAGCAGCGTCGGAGCGTCGATGTAGCGCGCGCGCCCAACCGTGTCGGGCACAACTCCGGTCGCAAAGTTGAAGTTGTAAGCTGTCGAGCCGCCGATCATCATGGCCGGATCGCTCACGCTGGCATCGTCGTACCGCTTGGTGATGACTTTGAGATTGCGCCAGTCGCCGTCTCCAAGCTCGGTGTTTTCCTTTGCGCCGAGAGAGACGACGATAACGGCGTCCTTGCCGTAGATGTAGGTGCGATACGCGGTCACGCCGGGGTGGGTCTGGTAATTCGGCGTGAGCGTCACGACCGTTGTTTCGTAGAACCGCACGCCGGCCCAGTGCATGACCATCACTTCGCCGCCCTCGCCGGATGGCAGCTCCTTCAAGGCTTCCTGGCCTTCGGGGGTCCGCTTCAAAACGTCTGTCAGCGAGTTGTTCGCCGCATCGTTCAAAGTATCGCCCCAGGCAAACGGAGCAATCAGCCCGCACATTTCGCCCTGACTGATCGGCTTTACATTCCGCTGCCGCAGGCTGGCCACTGCGCCTGTGACGTTGTTCTTGTTGAACGGCACGTTGTAGGCGTTCTGGAGTGCAACGCTCGAATCAACATTCACCAGCGCATCGGTCGTGTTCTTGATGAGGTAGGCCACGGTCAGAGCCGCCTGGTAAGCCAGCTCTTTTCCGCCGTTCTCAAGGGCGGGGTCAATGGCCAGTTGCATCGAGAAGCGCGAATAGTTGAGGTAATCGGCATAGTTGCCGATCACGATTTTGTCGGTGAGAATGTTGATCGTTTCGCCGCTGCCTACTGTGCCTTCCGGCGCCTGGCTCAGATCCGGCCCGAAGGTTACATACTCGAAGAGGTTGAGCGTATTACCGCTGTTCTCCGGGAGCGGCCGGCGTTCGACGGCGCGCAGGTGCGGCGTCTCGGCCTTGAGATTGTCAACAAAATTTTTGTCGTAGTAGTTCACCTGGGTCTGCGTCAGGTTGTTGGTGAGGTTGGACGCAGGCGAGTAGCCCGCATTGAATTGGGCGCGTGTGGCCAGGCCGCTTGCTTCGGCCTTGATGATCCAGACCACGGACGAACCTAATAGCGCGAGCGCGTAGAGAATGGGCTGCAGGATGTGCCGCACAACCCATGCCCTCCGATGGCGGAAGGTGGCATCGAAGGTTTGCATTGATTGCTCCCGTCTGCGGGAGGAATCAGCTTACTTGTCGAGCGGCGGCGGCCGGGGTGTTCTTCGCATAGTAGGCTTCGCAGCGTTCTAGTTCCTGGCGATCGCTCTGCATCAGCCGCTTGTAATCGCTCGCGCTCAGTTTCGCAAGTTGCTCCCGCGAATACTTTAACCGGGTTCCTGTCGGTCGCGGCGGCGTTCCGCTAATGTCGCTTTGGCGGATTGACGTTGACGACCTGGTTGGAGCCTTCCGCGGCGTTGGCGTGGGAGCATTCCGCCCCTCATCGGCTGGCTCGTCTGTGGGGGTTTCGCCTTCGGGTTTCGCCTGCAGCAGTTCCGCCGCGGTTAGATCCTCGAAGGCCCGCCGGTAGCTTTCGCTGTTCCTCGGGTCAAGCCCCTGCATCTGCATGTAGCGCACAAGGGTCTGCTTGTTGTGCTCGGACGGATACCATTCTGGCGTCCCTTGAGCAAATGTCTCGGCTGCTTGAATGGCGGTGCGGGTTTCCCGCTCCGCTCGCTCGGCCTGGCGATCTTTCTGAAAGTCCGCAACCGGCCCGATCACGCTTTCCATGACGCGCGTAACGGCCTTGTCGACGGTGGCGGGGTTCTGCATATCGGCCACAACCGCCATGCGTTCTTCCGGCGCCAGGGGTCGGTTTTGAGGGGGATGGGGGGAAGGCGGGGCGGGTCCGTTGCCGTTGGTTGAACGGCGTAGCTGCGCAATTCGCGCGTTGGCGTTGGCCTGCGAATCTGCCAGCTTTTCAATAATCTCGTCGCGGGTGCCGGTGAAACTCGACGCCGGCGCCTGGGGGTCCGAATCGCTGCTGATGGTCAGCCGCCATTGATCCCTGCCGAGATCCGTCCATTTCTTCATTGGCCAATGCCCTCAACGCTTTGAATCATATCCTCAAGGCTCGGGGTTCCAGCTTCCTCGTCCTCGTCGGGGGTGCGCGTATGGTAGGCATTTTGAACCTGCTTCTGTATATATGTAAAGAATAGCCAGCTCATCTTCGCCAGCGCATGACCGCCCAATATCTCTTCCGGCTTCCCCACGCTGGTATTGAAGTGGGCGGTTTCAAGCGCGATGCAGGCCCGCTCCATCACATTCAAAAGAGCTTCATAGCGAGGATCCGGGTAGAGCTGCGAGAGCAATTCCTGTTCCTCGGCCGATACCTGTACTTCGGTCACTTTCAGCGTCCGAACTGTGCGCAACCTGACTTCCGGCATCTAGTAGCTGCTCCATTGCTGCTCGTCAAGATAGGTCTGGGCTTCTTCGCGGGTGGGGAAGTTGCAGATTTGCACGTTGACCGGCAGCTTATTGCGGTGCGGTACCCACTGCGATCCTGACCACGCCTCGTTCTGGTCGTTCACGATAATCCAGCGGCCTAGTGGATCCTCAATCCAGCGAACTGTGGTTTTGTCGGTCATTGTGGCTCGATGGGTGGCTCTCTGTGCGTGTGTTCAATCTTCTCATCGTCCAACTTGGCCCGGTATTCGCGGAAGTCAACCAGGGCTGAGGCTGCTCCTTGTTCGTTATCGAATGTTTCCTTAAACCATCGAATTATCATGGAGTCCATCTCGCAACGGCTGGCCTGTACCAGAATGTCCATTGCGATCTGCCGCGCATGGTTCATGGTCAACTGCGCAATCATGCCCTTGTCATTGGACAACTGAATGTAGGGCTGCTGATCCCGATTCGATACAATCCCATTCACCCAAAAATCGCTCAAGCGTCAAACTCCCCTTGTTTAGCTCGCTCCGCGATGTGATTCAATCCAGCGGCGCGGCAGTCGCGTACCAGGTCCATGATCGGCGTCGCGCTCTCACTCTCAAAATCGTCATATCGGCCGCGTTGAGCATCGACGATCATTCGAGGCGGCGCCCCGGCCTCGGTGAGTGCCGCCGCAAGTTTCTCTTTCGCGTTCATCATCCCCCCTGGGGAGCGTAGACGCTTTCCCCGATCAAATTACGGTCCCAACGCCGCTCATCCCATAGCGCCGCCTCGTCGTTGGCGCTGCCGATCATCTGCTTGGCCAGGTCCGCTTCCGCTTTCTGGTCAATCTCCGCGCTCTTGGCCTGGTGGCGCGCGCCGATCGCCGCAACCTGCGACTGCGTTTTCTGTGCGACCTGGTTGGTGTGCTGCGAGAATTTCTGTTGCTCCTGCGGCGTCATGGGCCGGATAAGCTCGCGCGAATCCTTCCACTCGCTCACTTCCATGAACATTTCGAGCAGGAGCTTAACATCGACAATCCAGCCGATCGCGTTGAGCTGCTGGATAAGCGGCGCATTCTCGAATATCTGCACCAGCAGGGGAAGCGCCTGGGCCATGGCTTTCTTGGCCGCCAGGTGCGCGCCGGCGAGACATTCAAAGCGGTCCTCACTCTGGTAAAAGTTCTGCGCGTCAAACTCGAAAGCGTCTCCCAACTCCTTGCCGAGTGTGTCGCGGATCTGCTGCGGATTGAGCCGCGATTTAACGTAAAACTCCAGAATTTCGATGGTGGGGAGCAGGATGCCGTTCACAAAATGGCCTACCGGTCCCTGAATCTTTGAGGCGTTGGCTGAAATGATTCCGCCGGCGCCGGTGGCGGTGCGCGCCGCGCTTGAGCCGCGGCCGGGCAAGTTGCCCTGCATGAATGCCTGGTCTGCGCCGGTCGTGTTTTCGGCATTCTGCGCCGCGGCCTGCAGGACTGCGAAAACCTCGGGGGGAACCTTGGCCGGTTCGATCACTCCGAAAACGTCGCGCACGCTCTGGCCCGGCTGAAGGTCCACGTCAATGATTCCGCCGAGTCGCTGGCGAATCTGCTGTGTCGGCGCGTTGGCGCCGCGGGCTCGCGCGTACATTTGATTCACCGCGAAAGAGAGCAGGTCGAGCAGGGCATCGGTCAAACCCTTTTCAATGCGCTGGTCGCTTCCCGCCAGGCGCCCGGTCCCGATGCCATAGCCGGCGTTGGGAATGTTCCAGAAGTTCGCGGCCATGTAAGGCAGGCAGGGCAGCTCATGCTGTTCCTTGCGGATCAATACCCCCTGGTCGCCGCCCTCTGGCACCAGGACGGTGTAAATCCACTCGTGATCGTGGCGCTCGAGCATCATGATCGGCCGCAACTGCGGATCCTCGCTCGCCGGCTCGTCCGGGTTCTGCGCATGGTGGATGGCCCAGTTCTGGCCGCCCAGGTTGAGCTGTACCTGGCTCGGGGATCCGGCGTTTCCCTCGTGGGCGAAGAAGTAGGCTTTCAGGTCCTCTTCGGCGGGAATGTCGTAGCCGCCCACCTGCTTGCCGGTTTCCTCGTCTACGATGATCGGTTGATTGCGCAGCTTTTCCAGGTCCTCCCACGTGGGGTAGGTCTGCTGCACAACGTATTTCGCCGCCTTGTGCAGCGCGTTGGCCTTGTTCCAGGTCGGGTCCACAAACACGGTGCCCAGGTCGCACATCTCGAAGGTCAATCCCTCTTCGACAACTTCGGTGTCGCGTACCTCGAGCTCGTTGCTTTCTTTGGTGTGGATGGTCAGCTCGCCAAAGGGCAGCTTGTATTTGATTGGCGCGGCCTTGGGCGCGCGCATCTTTTTGATCTTCGTATCGCGGCGCCATCCCACCTTCACGATCACGGTCCCAAACGTGGTCATGGATTCAAGGGCTCGCTCGGCCTCTTGCTCAAACTCGCATTCATCGAGCAGCGCGCCGTAGAGCGCCTGTTTCGCGCGCGCCGTCACCTGGCTGGTGGCCGGCCGCGGCCGAATCAGAAACGGCGGGTTCTCGTAGAAGATTCCGGTTTTCATCGCCGGCACAAGGGAGTTCGTGTGCTTGGCCACGGTGAACCGGCTTATGTTGGCCCGCGCCACGGTCGAGCCCTCGAAAGCCTGGTTGGTGCGCGGCGCCTGAAACAACACATCGGCCTCGCGCCAGTGTAGATTCCACTGCTTCTGTTCGAGGTAGGTGCGCGCCCGGCGGTGATCTTGAATCGTGAGCTGTACGGCCGCGTCGTCGCTGTAGACTCCGCGCAGCGGTTCGCCCTGATAGTCGCTGGTTTCGACTTTGTTGCTGCCGTTCACTTCGCCGGGTAGTGGCATCTCACATCACCATCCTTGCCGGAAATACATCGGGAACCTTCGGCTGTTCGCATTCTTCGAGCTGGAGCAAAAATTCTTCCTGGTCTGCGGATCCGTCGACGCCGATGCGCACAATAAGCGCCTGCACATAGATGCCGCTATCGCTGTGGCCTTCCCACACGCGCGCCGGGAATGTCACGCCATCCTTCTCGATATGGATAATGTGTTTCGTGTTTTTTAGAGTAAGCCTCATTGTTCAAAACCTCCATCGCGGCGAGTTCTCGGAGCTGGCAGCCGGCCTCCATGAATGGCGTGTGCGCCGTAATCAGGATCCCGCATACCGGGCAGGCGAAAGCGGCCTCCAGGCAATCGGGGTTCGTGCACAAGGTCTGCTCAAGATTAGCCCAACTGCAGGGCGTCAAGGCGGGCGAGCCATCGAGGTTATAGCAGGCGAGAATGCAGGGAGCGGCGGCGGTGCAGCCGCACACGAAACACTGACCGGATAAGTCTGGGCTCAACATTTCGTCAGTCCGCGTTCAGTGATTTCCCTTATCAGTGCTTCAAGAAAATCAGCGCCTTCTAGGGCTAACTCATGAGAATCATTCCCGTACTGATAACTGCGCAGCGCATGTATCGTGCCCACTATAGCCTTAAACATTTTTGGAGCATAGACCATCAGGGCGGCGTTGGATTGTTCTTCCTTGTCACCCAGGCCGCCCATGATTAGGGCTATGCCACCAGGGGCGTGTTCCGCGGAACGAATGACGAATCGCGCCCCGGTCCAATGGTCTTCTAACGGCCCTTTCAACTCCAACATTTCCCACGGCTCCGATGTGGCCGCCATTATGTACTCGATCGGCATTTGCGTTCTTGCCTCCTTCACCCGCTCAGTCCCGGCATACAGTCGGGCAGCTCGCCGCCATAGTTCTGCGGCTCCCACTCTTCCGGTTCCTCTTCAATCGTTGGCTCGGGCTCGGCGTACTTGCCGCGGCCGTACACTCTGGCATAGGCATCCTCGGTGATGTAGGCCTGCCATGCTTCCTCGTCGGAAGTCTCGAAGTCCTGGGCGGCGATCGAGGCGGGGAGTTTCGCCGCAACCCGGCTCACCACGTTGGCCACTTCCGTTTCCTCCACCATGCCGAAATGGTAGAGCTGGCGAAACACTTCCTGCACGTTGGCGATGCCATCGTGGAAAAGCAGCCGGCCGGCCAACAGGTGAGGCTCCGCGCATTTGATGGCCAGTTTCCGCGCCGTCTCGTCCTGCAGAAATTCAGACCAGGTGATTTCTACGCGCCAATTCTGCTCCAGGGCCTCGTTGCGAATGTGATTGGTCATTGAATCGGCGCCCGGCGTGTTCTCGATTTCAATGCGATGCGTCTCCCATCGTTTCGCGGATCCCACCACGCGCCGCGCCAGGGCGGTCGGCACAAACTCGCCGCGGATCACTTCAACAATCGTGATGCGGCCTTCGTGTTCAATGCCCACCGCGCAGGCCGAGTGCCGGCATTCGGCATATTCAAAGCGCCAGCAGATATGTACTTTGGTGTCCTGACGGGTCGAGGTTTCCGAAACCTTGGCGGCCTCGAGACGATCCATCGGGAACGTGGGCACAAAGCTACCCTCGGCCGCGTTCATGTATTGCGTCCAGAATGTTTCTGCGTCGAGGTCTTTTTCTTCTCGCAGAAATGCCCATGAAAGCTGTTCGGGGAACTGCAAAATCACATCGGATTCGTGCAATTCATCGTCCTCGAGTCCCAAAGCATGAGGCTTCCGAATATAAGCTGGCCGCCAGTAGAGAATGGTTTCCTCGCCGGCCTTGGCGATCATATCGCCGTACAGGTCCATCGGCCCGTAGCGTGTGCCGGTAATGTCCAGCAGGCCGGTTTCTCCCAACATCTTGAGATTGAGATAGAAGTTTTTGCGCACCTTCTTGAGCGAGAACGCGGTTTGACTGTTGCGGTTGTCCTGCACGTCCTCACTCTTGATAATGTCGGGGTGCCAGCCGGAAAGCGATTGCTCAATAGAGACGCCTTTAAGCGTCGGATCGCGGCGGTATCGGGTGCGCGCCGGCGTGATGAACTCGCCGGCCTTGGGCAACTTCGCTATGCAGTGCTCGGGGAAGCAAACATGAAACACCGTCCGCGGCGCGCCTGGGGGTAGGTAGAAGTGGCTCACAGCTTCGGCTACAAACGCATCGGCAAGCGGGGAATCGGGGCTGTTTGATGCAGTCATGGCCATGACCGCAATATCGGGGAATCCGATAATCCATTGCACCGAATCGGCAATGTTGAACGTGGTTTTGTAGGTCTTGCGGGGAAGCAGCAGGATCCGGCGCCGCTTGCGCGTCTGCTGTTCAAACTTCCGCGTGGGATCCTTCTGCACGAACACGGCGGCTACGGGGGTGTGCCATCGCTCGGTGATCCGGTTGTAACCCAGGCCGTACTTCGCCAGAAAAAACAGGTCGGTCTGCATTCGCAGCCTGATGGCGAAGCGATACGTTTCATCTTCCGCCAGGCGCGCAATGTCGATCGGGTTTTGCATCTACATGCCCGCTGCCGGCGCTCCTGCGCCTGCTCCCGCGGCGCCGGGTTCGGCTTCTGCCTGCGGTGCCGGTGCCTCTGCCGCCTCGCCAAAAGCGGGTTGATCGCCCATGTGCTCGTCCATGTGTCCCTGGGCCGATTCAAGATCCGGTAAAACGTGTTCCTCGGTGTGGCTATGGCCTTCGCTGTGCGGTCCTGGGCCGTGGTGCTTATGTACGTGCGCTATATATCCTCCATTGGCCGCACGTTCATAATGTACCCCGTGGGTATGGGTTTCGTGTTTCTTGCCTTTGCCGTCGAGAGCCTTCCTGATTTCATGCTCCATATCGCCCGTCCTCCTTCTGCGCTGCCAGGGGCGCCGAATCGAAACCACGCGAAAACTCGGCGCCCCTCGGCTTTGCCTCCCGGTGTCTAGAATCCTACTTCGAAGTTGTAAATGCTGCCGGTGTTTGCGCCCGCCACTGAAAAGGTGAGGGCCACGGCGAAGTAAAGTGCGGGGTTGGTCGGCGGTACGGGTGTAGCGCCCTGGGTGACGGTCATATTGCTGCCGTTGATTCCGCTCAGGACGTTCGCCAGGGCCGCGGCTCCATCGTAAAGGTTGTTGACCTGCTGGTTGAACGTTCCTTGCAGCAGGCCTCCGTTGGAGTCGAACATTGCGTTCGCCTCAATCCACCAGGTTGCCCAGGTGGTTGCAATGGCGCGCGCGGTTCCTGCCCCTAGCAGGGTCCAGTTGGCAGCTACGAGCGGAGCAGCAGGGGGCACAAGCGCCGCTAGAAGGCTGGCTTGGCAGGTGAATGCGCCAGCCGTGTGTATGTTGCCTTCGGCGCGCACTGTGAAGCGTTTGCCCTCAACCGCAAGTGCGCCGGGAAGGGCAACGGTGCAGGGGAGTGCTGCGTTGGAAAGTAGGCTGAAAACCTGGGCGGTTGCGACTGCGGCATTGACCGGGTTTGCCGGCGCCGCGCGGCGGATAGCGATACTGCTCATTGTCGTGAGCTCCTTTGTGAAAAGGTGCCCCGTTCCAGGGGGATAACTATCGGGTAATTATGCGCCGATTGGCCGCCGATCGTACACGCGCGTGAGTTCTGCTTAAAGCAGACGGCAAGCAAAGTTTCAAACCGCGATCATCTCCGTAAAAGCCTGCTGCGTGGTTTCCTCTGCCACCTTGGGCTTCGGTTTCCGGCCGCGCTTGGGGCGATCGGGCAGACTGGCGCGCCATAGCTTGAACGCCTTGCGTTCCTCTGGCGTATTGGGCATGTTGCAGTAGCGGCATTTTTTCGCGTCGTGCTTGCGGCGCCGGATGGCGCGCAGAAGTTGGCTGCACTGCCTTGAGCAGGTGACGCCCTGCTTGATGATTCTCTCGTCGGCTATCTGCGTTTGGCAGATGCAGCAAAAAAGCCTGTCAGTTTTGCTCATTGTCCGATCGTTCCCCTTTCGCTATCGTGTTCGGCCCCTCTGCATCTCGCACTGCGAGTACAGTTACACTTCTTCGATCTGAATGTGTCTGGTGTGCCAGAGCAGTTTTTTCTTCACCTGGTAGACCGCGGTTTTGACGCCCTTTGCATCGAGCACATGCCACACGCCCTCGGCGTCGAAATAAGTGAAATCGGCGATGTATACAACGGCCGCGAAGGGTGGATCTGCGGGGATCACTTCGATGCGGTTCTGTTCGCGCAGCTCGTAAATCTGGCCGGCGCTCGCCAGCGCGTGAAGGTTGGTTGCAACGTCCATCTCATGTTTTGAGGCATAGTGGCCGCGTTCTTCTTTCGGCGCGACGTGGAATTTGTTGCGCTTCGGTGTCTCGCCTGTTACAAATTCGGTCCATGCGTTGCGTTCTGCAGTTCGATTCATGCGCGCCATATGGTCTGACCTTTTAGCCGAATCCTAGCATTATCTTGACGCAGTGTGCCAATAGAAACCCCTTCAAGAGTGCGAAATCTTGCTGATTCGGGCCTTTCCCCTTTTCCTTGTTCCTGCTTTAAGCAGACCGCTTGCAGCGGGGTGATCTGTTGTTCTTGGCTCCTGCTTTAAGCAGACCGCTTGCAGCGGGATGATCTGTTTGTTCTTGGCCGCTGCTTTAAGCAGACCGCAAGAAGCAGGCGGCGCCGTTGTTCTTGGCTCCTGCTTTAAGCAGACCGCAAGAAGCAGGCGGCGCCGTTGTTCCTGGCCCCTGCTTTAAGCAGACCGCAAGAAGGTGACTGTTATGGATCCGCACAAACCCTCTGTGTACATGCCTCTTTTCATCGGTGATTACCTGGCCGATACCCAACATCTGACGACCGAGCAGCATGGAGCCTACCTGTTGATGCTCATGCACCAGTGGAAGCAGGGGCATTTCTCCGATGATGAAATACCGGAAATCACGCGCCTGCATGGTTCTGCTTCAAGCAGCGCCAAGCAGGGGCTAAGCAGAAATTTAAACGTGGTCAAAAAGCTGCTCACCAGGGATCGGGAGAGCCGCTGGTACTCCCGGCGCTGTGAGTACGAAAAGGTGAAATATGAAGAAAAGAAAAGAGTTTTCTTTGAAAGAGCGCAAAAAGGCGGGTTTGCGAAGGCGCGAAAATATAGAGAACAATTAGCGAACGAAAAGGGAAAAAATAGGCCTGCTTCAAGCGTGCTTCAAGCAGATAAGTCAGAGGTAAGTACTACTAGAGACTCCGACTCACTTCGTTCGTCTCCGTCTCTCCCCAACGGCGCTGTCGCGCCGAGAGGCGGATCCCGCCAGGCGCCTGCTCGTTCTGCTTCAAGCACACGGTTAGCAGCCGACAAACGCCCGGCTCCGCAGCCGGCGAAAAGCAAAAGCGAAAAGAAAGCAAAGCCCGGTGTTTTAGCCCCTAGAGCGCGTCCGAGTGGGCGCGATAAAGGGAATGTGCATACCGGGAGCTCGAAGCGAACGGCGAGCATCGCCATTGGCAGGGTTGGGCGCTCTAAAAACGATTCCAAGGTGCAAAATCGCCGGCAACCGATCAAGCAGGGGAAAAGCGAAAGTAAGGCGAAAAAGGATGCGCGATTTGATCTGTTCGCGGCCGAGGTTTTCGAGTACTGGCGATTGCAAAATTTGGGGACGATTGCCGGCTCCTGTCCCTGGGGGCTGAAGGATCAGGCCGCGCTATCCGGTCTGCTTCAAGCAGCGCCAGGAATGACGCTCGAGGTTTTCCGAGTGCTGCTCTTTAATCGCGCTCATTCCGAAGTGTTGAGTTCGGATCCTCCGCGGAATTGGCTGAGCGTCGACCTGAAAAGGTTTGCGGCCGGTTCACTCGACCGCTATAAACATCTACTGAAACCAATGCGCACGATGTAGGGAGGCAACGTGAAAGATGTATTCGGCAATGAGTTGAAGCCTGGGGATCTGGTTGCGGTGCAGTTGGAGCGTCCGTTAGTGTGGGGCCGCGTGGAGCGCGTAGAAGAGGGCGGATTGATTGCGAAGTTGGGCGCCAAGGGTGAACCGCAGATGCAGCTCGGCAAACTGGTGATCGGCTCGGTCCATTCAATCGACGTGGACCCGCGTTTTCCGATCGCTGCGGTGATGGCCTTGCGAGAGAATGTATCCGAAGAATTGAAACCGCCGCCGCCGCGACTTGGCGAATTGATTTAGGGAGAGACTTCAATGCGAGCTCTGATAATCGGTCCCGATGAAAAACAAGCAATCGCGCGCGTGGTGGCGTATGCGACGGATCGAGAACACTGGTATTGCTTCGCGCCAGGGGCCGCTGTACCAGGCGACAGTCCTGAGTATGTGGCGCACGTCCCTGATGGCTTCCGCTGCGTGTTTACGCTGACGCTGACCCAAGGGAAGGTGTATCGGCATCTCTCTGTATCGGTGAACGGTGTTGATCGTCTGCCGTCGCCCGAGGCCTGCGTTGCCCTGGCCATCGAGTTCGGGTTTACAGCCAGCAACCAGGATGCGGCTGACAATATGGATTTGGTGATGCTGATGCAAAGCGATGGCTGGCATGCGGCGACAAACCCGATTGATCGTTGCGTAGTGATGTGTCAAGAAATAGGCCGCGGCGATTGACCGGTCTGCTGCTGAAGCTCTGCCATGCGCTTATCTAGGCTGCCGTTCTCCAGCACATCGGCATGTAGTCGCATGACCCTGACAATCTCGGTGCGCAGTTCCATGCGCAGTTCACAGGCCGCAAAAAAATCTGGCAACCAGCCGATGTTAACGAGCTCCTTGTCGGCCGGGTCCATGTTGAGACGGATGATCGCAATGTTCATTCCGTGGGCGTCGGCCGCTGCTTGAGGCGGGACCGAAAATGTCTTGGGCGCATTCATTGAGCAATCTCCAGTTCTGAAACACAAATATAGAAGGTTGTGGCGCAGTGTGCAATGTAAATAGGACGTGCCTGCGCCCGTTGTGCGTTTCGGGTGTTGCGGGAGTGTTGCTGCGCCCAAACAAAGAGAAGGGAAACAATGAAGCACAGCCAAACGTAAGGAGGGGAGGGTTTGGGTAAAGGTTGACAGGCCATGAATCTAACC